GGCTTGGATTCAATCCTAATACGCAACGAGCCCCCTTTTACGGTATCGTAGTTTCGACCCGTTATCTCCTGAGCTAGGTCTGAGCTAATCCCAAAGAACTGCCGCGTTCGTATGAGCTCCTTGCCGACCCACCATAATTCAGATACTCTGTTCATGTAGAGCTCCGTCCCCACCAGCTTACTATTCTCACTCACCCTCTTATCTGATGCCTTTCCTCCAAATGATACGCGAAGGACTTGATCACTCCACTCCCCTGAGAGCACATCACAAAACGGAGCACCTGCCCCTGTTGAGTCAACAGCCAAATCTTGAGCTTGAATCCCCCTCTTCTTGCACTCCTCAACTACCTGACGAACAATCTGAAACGTCCTCGGGACAGCTTTGTTGGTGGCATCGTCATTGATCTCCACCAAATCACCGAGCTCAAATACAAAATGTCCGTTGGATGCAAAACCAACAAACCCACAAGCGAGCACCGTTCTGTCCCCACCATTAGTGAAAGCAGGGTCGAGTCCTGCTATAGGTGTAGGAGTTCCCTGCCAATCTACAGAACCCAAAGCTCCGGCGCGGGCAAGCTCAGCTTCGTTATATATCCCTTCGGTTTCATCCGAGTCAAAGAAGACGGCTCTGACCATTCTCATATAGCCCCGACTCTTTGGCCCCAGTAAAGCCTTATCTTCGTTGAGCTTTTCGAGAGTAGGTAGCCACGGGTAGATAGTTTCCTCCGCTATAACATTGGGGGACTTCTCCCCGTCGAAGCGTAAATAAGCTCCGTTCCATTTTGTTGTCCATTTATCTGCCGACTGAACATCTAGGGAATCCCACCCATCCTTCGGTTCTGACCACACTCCAAAGGCGTCAAACCTGCTGTTGGGATTGGACATACCTATCATCTGAAACTCAGGGTTCTTGGACAAGTTAGACAAGCCAGCTTGGAGTATGGATTCGCTGATTTCCGAGAGTTCGTCGGCCACGACGATGACTCGTTTTTGTTTGATCCCGATGAATTTACCTACAGCTTCCCGCGTCCTACTCCGTTCCGCCGCGATCAGGGCTAAGCCAGCTCTTTCAATCAAAATGCCTTTCTCGTTCACGTAACTTGCGCTACCAATCGAGTCACGAATCTTAATTGGGGCTCCCTCAATAACGGTCAGTAACCCGATGACTGAACCCCATATCCTTTTTCTAGCCTCCCTAAGCGTCGTGGATGTAAGCAGGATAAGGGTGTCTCGCGGTTGAGCGAGCCAATTAAGAACTGCCCAAGCCGCCATGGTGTGGGACTTGCCACTGTTCGCCGCCCCTCCAATGGCCACATACTTGTTACGGATAACGGCACGTATCATTTCGACTGCCCACGGATGCTTCACCATGAGGGGTTCCGGGAGATCGGAGTGATTCCAAAGCTCATCACACAGCCGCCAAAAATAATATTCCCTCGCCGTAAATGATGTGTGGTGAGCAAATCCGTAAAGCAGAGCAGTAAGTAGACTTGTCGGCGGTATTGCTAAACCACCAACGTCCATCTTTTTTGTGTTGGGGTCTATGCGAGGCTCCAGTATGGGGGTGTTATTACTCATTTGTTGAATACTTTGTATTCAAAGAGTATAATAAATTTAACTTGGCTGCAAAATCTAAAAAGAAAGAACTGCTTCAGAGGGCTCTTGATCTATACAATCAAGATTATAAACTCGCATCCATTTGCAAGGAGCTGGACATACACGCCGCTACCCTCCGCCGATGGTTGCGGGCGGCTGGCGTAGAAGCAAAGACGAACCCCCACGCCGTTAACCCCAAAAAGGAAGACCCCGACCCGCTTCAGACGGCGGTGGATAAGAACTTGGAAGACGCCACCGAGGAAAGCATCAAGCTCGCTAAACACGACGCTAGGCTGGATGAAGATAAAACCCTGCTCGAAATAGCAGAATCCCAATCAACCCCCGCTGAAAAATACCAAGCGTATACAGCGGCCACGGGAATTAAACTTTTGAGGGATTCGGTGAAGAACATCCGGGGGCCGCGAACAGTCAAAGAATTTGCAGAGTTAGACCAGCTTATCCGGAGGAATCTAGGGATAGGGGGTAAGTCGGGAGGTAGTGGGAAGATGCAGATAGATATCAGCATCTTAAATAACACGAAGGCCGACAGGGGCAAGGGGGCTTTGCATACAAAAAAAGTAATAGACGTTGAACCCGAAGACAATGTTTGACCCGACGGAAGACCCCGAAACCGGACTACTTGGATACCCCGAACTTAAAGACGCCCTACTTGGGGCTGTTGAACAGCGCGGAAACCCACCTGTTGCTTGCTACTCAAAAAAAGCCACCATAAGACTTGTTCAAAAAACCCAACGGATGACCGAGAGACAGGCAATTGAGGCGTTTGAATTCTCGATTATGCCATTGGACTATGGGGAGGCAACCCCGGTGTTCCTTGACCAAACACACGTATGCTCACCTCGAAATACAGAGTAGTTGATCCGGAAGTTGTTACACGGAAATGGCTCCCCAATAAAGAATTTACCTTTGAGGTCACAACGGTAGAGGGGGACTTCTTTTTTGTGACGCCTTCCTCGGCTAAAGAAGTCCTCTTCTTGCAGATGCTGGGCAAAAACATAGATTTATTTGTTCCCGCTGTAGGTGATGGTCTCCTTGTGCGGGGCCATATAATTCTCTCATTGACTCCCCTACCCGATTAATGATCATAGGTATAGACAATGGGCTGGACGGGGGACTCGTTGCGATATCCCAGCACACTGGTGCAATTATATCCAAGATGGTTATGCCTACGCGGTATCGAGCAGGGAAACGGGAAGTGGACACTATTGAAATTTATAAGTGGGCGGTTGGTCTGCACACTCCGTTTTGTATCGCTATCGAAGAACCGCTGAAACACGCCCGCTCCTCGCAAGCCGTTAGGTCGATGGGGATTAGCTTTGGTAAAATTCTTGGCATGGCCGAATGCAAAGGCTGGGAGATTATGTGCATTAGTGTGCATAAGTGGCAGAAGGAAGTTCTTGGTAGACTGCCCATGCATAAAACAAAAGAGGCCGCGCTCGCCGTAGCGCAAGAGATTGCTCCGGATGAGTGCTGGCAGAAATCCAAACGGGCAAGCAAGGCACACGACGGGATGATCGACGCATTTCTCATTGCGCGATACGTGCGCGAGAAAATAAATAAGTTGTAGTTCAATTCTTTTCTAGACAGCTAGAGCGTCTTCTCGTATGTATCCGCTATGAAGACGCTATTCGATAAACAGAAAGGAGCGGCGGATTTTTTCCTAAGGACACTAAAAGCTGGTAACAATACCCTCGACGCAAGCTCTGTCGGAACGGGTAAGACTGTTGTGGCCGCTCACTTAGCCAAAGACTTAGGATGCCCCGTCGCGGTTATATGCCCTAAGTCGGTAATCCCTTCGTGGGAGCGAGAGTTAAAAGAAACAGGAGTGGAGCCCTTATTTGTCCTCAATTATGAGCGTATCCGAATGGGCAAAACGAGGTTCATGGCGAAGAGGGGGAAGAAGATTATGAAGTGGGACTTGCCTGAAGGGACGCTAATATTGATGGATGAGATTCACCGAGCTAAAGGGCCTTACACACAAAATGCTCAGCTCCTTATATCCCTCGTTCAGCAGGGCTACCGAGTCCATGGCATGAGTGCGACCGCCGCCGAAGACCCCACGGAGATGAGACCTCTTGGCTTTATGCTCAACCTCCATAGCCTTAACAAGGCGGACGGTGGGTTACGTAACTGGTATTCATGGATGGCGGCTAACGGATGCCGGAAAGATCATTGGGGTCAGTGGCGGGTCGTGTCTCGCGTGCGTCTCGCGGGGGTGCGTGAGAGCATCTTCGGAAGATGCGGTCATAAACTCACCGTCGAAGACTTTCCCGACTAGTTCAAAAACAACCGGGTGTTTGAAGAGTTCATCCAGTTTTCCAGCGGTTCCAAAATAGCTAAGGCTTACGAGGATTTAGGGATCACTCCCACTATCGTGGAGGACTACGTAGCAAACGGCACGGTTACTGACAGTGAATTCACTTTAGTTAACATCCTCAAGGCGCGACAGCTGGCTGAAAGTTTCAAGGCCATCGACATTGCGGAGATGGTGGAAAGCGAGTTGCTACCCGCAGGTAACAGCGTGGCGGGTTTTGTGAACTTCCGCGAAACAG